GTCGCCCGGCGCCTTTCGTAACCCCACAGGAGCTACCATGACCGACGCCTACAAATCCGCACTGAACGAGTTCAAGGAAGCCTCAGCCGCAGTTCGCCATGCATTCGCCGCGCAGATGGACGCCAGGGCCGCGCAGATCATCGCCAATCGCGAATACACGGCCGCCACGGATGCGCACACAGCGGCCACGGAACGGCTTGCCAAGGCTGACGACGCGCTGATCATGGTCAAGGACCAGCCCGAGGCGCCGGCAGCTTCGCTGATGCAGGGCGTTACCTTCGTCGAGGCGACCCTGTCCAACGGCGCCGATGAGGCCTTCTGATGGGCGACGTGATCCAGTCAGGCGTTGTGACGACGCTGGATATCCCGGCTGACACCGTCCTCGCAGCCGCAACTGGCAAGCTCGTGGACGTCATGGTCATCGGGTTCTGTGATGACGGCAGCGAATACGCCGCATCCAGCACGGGCGACCTTGGCAAGATTTTGGTATTGCTCGAGCACGCCAAAGCCCACGCAATGGCGTCCATAATTTCGGTTCCGGATTGACACCGGAGCCAGTTTCGCTCAGGTTTCTGAGTGCCGGTCCAACACGGCGAGGGGTCCAACCCGTCAGAGTAGATTGAACCCTAGCTCTGGCGGGTCCTTCCCATGCACGCAAAGCCGAACATCCTTCAAAGCATCTTCTGGCCTCACATCGTTGATGACGCTTTTATCGATGCCATCATGACTTACGTCACGGAATGCATTAAGGAACTGGACGTCGAAGAGCTAAGGCAGATGCGCCGCAAGCAGGCTCAACGCCTGATCGAGCAGACAGCCTGCAAAGCGGTTGCCGAAATGTGGTCCGGAGCATTCCGAAAAGAGTTCAAGCCAACTAGGCACTGGCCACAAGCCACCGCGATCCTGCTAGAAAATCCGCCCCGCGCAGTAGTTGAACTCTGGATCGGACACGAGTATCATTCGGCAGACATCCCTGAACCGATTGAAGTGTTTTTTGACGAGGACGTGAAACAGTCTGATGGCGAGTAAACCGGGCCTTTACGCTGCAATCCACGCCAAGAAAGCCCGCATCGCCGCTGGCTCTGGCGAGAAGATGCGAAAGCCCGGAGCCAAAGGCGCACCTTCCGCTGCGGCATTCAAAGCTGCGGCAAAGACGGCGAAAAAGCGCAAGTGATTGCGAACCAGTTGCAAAACTAGCGATAGAAAGCGATGGCGGGAAAAGGTTCAGCACCGGGGGAAAGGCGAGGCGGGCGCCAGAAGGGAACCCCGAACAAGGTAACGCTGGAAATCCGCGACCTTGCCAGAGCCTACGGTCCAACCGCTATCGCAGAGCTGGCACGGCTTGCCGGGCTGACAAAGGCCCAAGGCAGCGAGAACGAAAGCACCCGCGTGATGGCGATCAAGGAACTGATCGATCGCGGATACGGCAAGGCAGCCCAGATCCACGCTGGGTCTGAAGACCTGCCGCCTGTGAAGCACGAGCACGCCTTTGCCGGCCAGATCGTCAAATCCCAGCTTGAACAAATCCGCTCGAAATGAGCCAGAGCGTTCAAGAGCGCCTGGCCGCCCTGCCTCGCGAGCAAAGCGATGCCATCATTGACAAGCTCTCTCCAGCACAACAGGCCGCCTTGCTTTACGACTGGCGCGACTATCTGGCCCGCCCTGAACAGATCACCCCTGACGGAGACTGGGATATCTGGCTGATCATGTCCGGCCGCGGCTGGGGCAAGACCCGCACCGGCGCCGAATGGATCAAGGAACAGGTAGCCAAGGGCTACAAGCGCATCGCCCTGATCGGGGAGACAGCAGCTGACGCCCGTGATGTCATGGTTGAGGGTGTCTCGGGCATCCTGTCCGTGTATCCAGAAGACGAGCGCCCGCTCTATGAGCCATCGAAGCGCCGCCTGACGTGGGCGAATGGCGCAGTTGCAACCACGTTCAATGCGACCGAGCCCGACCAGCTTCGCGGTCCGCAGTTTGACCTTGCGTGGTGTGATGAGCTGGCCAAGTGGCGCTACGCCCGCGAGACATGGGACCAGTTGAGCTTTGGCCTGCGCTTGGGGGAACATCCCCGCGTGCTGGTGACGACGACGCCAAGGCCTGTTGAGCTGGTCAAGGCGATCGTTGCCGGGTCAGAGGGCAAGGTTCACATCACCCGTGGCGCGACGATGGACAACCGCTCTAACCTGGCGGGCAAGTTTTTGGAGAAGATCCAGCTACGCTATGAAGGCACGCGCCTCGGCCGGCAGGAACTGCGCGGGGAAATCCTTGGCGATATCCCAAATGCGTTATGGACCTATGGCCAGATCGAAGCCAGCCGCGTCAGGCAATGCGACCAGCTTGACCGTGTCGTGGTGTCGGTTGACCCTGCGATAAGCAACAATGAGGACAGCGACGAACACGGTATCATCGTTGCTGGCGTTCATCACAAGTCGCAGGAAGCCTATGTGCTCGATGATGGCTCGATGCAGGGAAGCCCGATGGAATGGGCGCGGCGGGCCATCAACCTTTACGATACCCACAAGGCCGACGCGATCGTCATCGAGGTCAACCAGGGCGGCGACATGGTAGCCCAAACCCTGCGCAGCGTGCGGAATACCGTGAAGATCAAGGAAGTCCGAGCCACGCGCGGCAAGCATGTCCGGGCCGAACCGATCGCCAGCATGTATGAGCAGGGCCGGGTTCACCACGTTGGCAGCTTCCCGCAGCTTGAGACACAAATGACGCAGATGACGACGTTCGGCTATGAAGGGGCAGGAAGCCCTGACAGGGTGGACGCGCTGGTCTGGGCCATGACTGACCTTTTCCCAAGCATGGTGGCGAAGACAGCCAACCAGCGTCCACCAGTTAAATTGGTCCCCATCGTGACACCGATGGCGAGATAGGTTACGCAGCAAATCATGGGGCGTGAAACACGAGAGCAGCGGCTGCAACGCGTCCACACCGAGGCGCTTACCGAGTTCGATGCCATTCAAAGCACGATGCGTGACGAGCGGTTTCAGTGCCTTGAGGATCGCCGATTTTACTCGATTGCCGGCGCGCAGTGGGAAGGCAACCTATCGGAACAGTACGCGAACAGACCGCGTTTCGAGGTCAACAAAGTCGCGCTGTCCGTCATGCGGATTATTAGCGAGTACCGCAACAATCGCGTCACGGTTGACTTTATCCCCAAGGACGGGAGCACGAACGTCAAGCTGGCCGACACGTGCGATGAACTGTACCGCGCCGATGAGCAGGACAGCCAGGCTGACGAGGCTTACGACAACGCCTTCGAGGAAGCGGTAGGCGGCGGGTTCGGTGCGTGGCGTCTCTCCAACCAGTACGAGGACGAGGGCGATCCGGAGAACGAGCAACAGCGCATTGTGTTCCAGCCCATCTTCGACGCTGACACGTCCGTCTTCTTCGACCTGAACGCGAAACGACAGGATAAGAAGGACGCGCAGAAATGCTACGTCCTCTCAGCCATGACCATTCAGGCATACAAGGATCGCTTTGACGATGATCCGCAGACATGGCCGAAGGTGGTGCAGTTCGTCCAGTTCGACTGGTCAACGCCGGATGTGGTCTACATTGCGGAATACTACGTCAAGGAACAGGTCACCGAGACGCTGCGTATCTTCCGCTCGCTTGATGGCGAGGAAACCAAGTACACCGAAGCTGACTTTGAGGACGATCCCGACCTTGAGCGGATGCTGCTTGCCACTGGCAGCGTCGAGGTGCGCGAAAGGAAGATCAAGCGCCAGCGTGTTCACAAGTACCTGCTGTCAGGCGGCAAGGTGCTAGAAGATTACGGGCTCATAGCCGGGTCCGAGATCCCGATCATTCCCGTTTATGGCAAGCGCTGGTTCATCGACAACATCGAGCGATGCCAGGGTCACGTCAGGCTGGCCAAGGATGCGCAACGCCTGAAGAACATGCAGCTGACGAAGCTTGGCGAGATCAGCGCCTACAGCACGGTTCAAAAGCCGATCTTCACACCTGAGCAGGTTGCCGGCCACGAACTCCAGTGGGCTGACGACAACGTCAAGCGGTATCCGTACCTGTTGGTCAACCCTGTGACCAATGCCGATGGCGGCGAGCAGCCCATGGGCGCGCTGGATTACACGCGGGCGCCGGAAATCCCGCCTGCGATGGCGGCCCTGCTTCAGATCACCGAACAGGACATGCAGGAAATCCTCGGCAACCAGCAGCAAGCCGAGGTGATGCAGCCGAACATGTCAGGCAAAGCCGTCGAGATGATCCAGAACAAGCTGGACATGCAGACGTTTATCTACCTGTCCAACTTCGGGAAGGCGGTGAAGCGCTGCGGCGAAGTCTGGCTGTCGATG